CAAATTTTGATGAGTACCAAGTATATTTTGGTGGTACTTCTCCTGAGAAATTTGTTAACACACAGATTCCTAAATATGAAACATCATATATTGCAAAATCTTACTTACAACAATCAAATCAATTATTTGTTACTAGAATTCTAGGTTTGTCTGGTTATGACGCAGGACCTTCTTGGTCTATTAAAACAGTCGCAAATGTTGATCCGGCAACAATAGATGTTTGGTGTTTAAGCGGCGAAACATTCCTTTGTGATTTTAATTGTACTTCAGCTTATACTTCAGATTTTGTTGTAAACTTTACTGGTTGTACTGAATCACAAGATACTATAGTTTATGAAAGTTTTTTTCCGACTGTAATTCAAAATATTATAGATGAACAAAATCAACAATTTGATGGTTCATCAGTTACATTAAATGAAGGAATTAAAGATTTAATTTTTAACGTTATTACAGACGCTGACCCAACAATGGCCGAAGATGAATACATTTCAATTTTTGGTAGTGTTGATGGGACGGATTATTCTGGTGTAACGACATTAGGGTTTACAGCACAAACAAACTTCTTTGATGTTCCAAATGTTGTTTTTACCGCAAATACTTTAAGTAATTCAGCAAACGATCCTTGGTTTTATGCTTTATTTGACCCAACTGGAAATGGTAATTATACTGGATACTCTTTTTGGTCTATTGTACAAGGAGTTCAGTCAATAACACCCACTAGTTTAGTTGGTCCTTTATCTAATGTTTTAACATTAACAAGTTCACAAGCACCAGGTTCATTTCTTTTAAGTGCTAGAATTGCCCCAGGTTCAGTTGTTGTTGAGTTTTGCTTGATTGGTTTAACTCCAGTCCCAAGTGATATTACATTAACGTTTGACGTTACTTTAGGTGTGTCTAGTGGTTTACCGATAGTGTTTAGTGACTCTGTTACAATTTTAGATGGTGCTATTTCTGGTTGTTCTTATGTAACATTACCAGATGAGGATTACGGAAGATTAAATGGTATGGCTAGCATTAGTAATTTAGTTTCAAGTGACCCTCTTATTTTAGACCCAAATAGTATTACTTTTGAATATGATTTTATTTGTGAACCTATCGTTCCAACTCCAACAGTTACCCCTGTTCCACCAGATAATAACTTATGTTATTCTGGAAGTGTTGTTGGTAAAATTTATTATTATACTGGAAATACGTTTACAGATTATGATGATGTTGTTGTTGCAACTTTAAGATCAAGAGGTATTGCAACTTACGCCGATAGTAATGTACCAACATATGAGGTAACAGGTCTTACAGATGTTTCTTTAACTATGACTGGTGCTTATTCAGCCGTAACTAAAGACCCATACGCAACATTCCTTGTAAATGCAACAAATTCAGGTGGTGTTAATTTTTCTTTTGAAACTTCTTTTAGTACTAGTGATGCTGAATATGTTTCTAAAGTATTTGGAACTTCCAACTTTGCAAAACCTAAAGCAACCGTTCCATTATTCCTAGAGGAAAGATTCCAAGCGTTTTTAAACTATGCTTACAAAAAAGGATATATTAGAGGTTTAAGTTCAGACTTAATCGCACTTGACTCGGCACAATCTGAAAGTACAACTTCAATTGGTTGGTACTTGGATAGATACCAAACACCATCATCTCCTTGGGTTGTTTCAGAACTTCGTGGTAATAAAGTTTTTGATTTGTTTAAATTCTATACCGTTGCCGATGGTAATTCTGCAAATACAAATGTTAAAGTTTCAATTTTTGATATTTCTTTTGCTAACGGAACTTTTAGCGTGTTGGTTAGAGATTATTTTGATTCGGACGCTAACCCTACAGTTTTAGAAAAATTCACAAACTGTTCTATGGATCCATCACAAAACAACTTTGTTGCTAAAAAGATTGGTACTTTAGATGGTGAATATCAATTAAACTCTAAATTTATTATGGTTGAAATGAATGAGGACGCACCAGTTGATGCACTTCCTTGTGGTTTTGATGGGTATACATTTAGAGAGTATGCTGGTGCTAAACCACCATACCCAATTTATAAAACAAAATATAATTTCCCAGGTGAAGTTATTTGGAATCCACCGTTTGGTTTATCAACAGGTGGTGACAACACAACTTTGAGTTCTGGTGATAATGTAAGACGTACTTATTTAGGGTTTTCAAATCAATTAGGCTATGATTCTGATTTCTTTGAGTATGTTGGAAAACAAAACCCATTAACGTCTTGTGATTTAGATGGTTCTAATTGGAATTATAAAACTAGAGGTTTCCATATGGATAAGAATGCTTCTGGTATTACAATCAATGGAAACTTTGTAAGTAGTGGCGACCCTAGATTCTTTGTTGGTGACGCAACATTCTCAACTGAACCTACAAATGATACTAGTCCTTACTATAGATTGTTCTCAAGAAAATATACTTTGTTTGTTCAAGGCGGTTTTGACGGATGGGACATTTATAGAGAATATAGAACAAATGGTGATAGATATGTACTTGGACGTACTGGATTCTTAAATGGTGCTTGTGCAACTGACAGATATCCAACCGCAACTGGATGGGGTGCGTTTAAACAAATTTCTGTTGGCGATGGAACAAGAGACTATGGAAATACAGATTACTATGCTTATTTATTAGGTGTTAGAACATTTGCAAACCCAGAAGCTGTTAATATCAACGTATTTGCAACTCCAGGTATAGACTATGTAAATAATAGCGATTTAGTTGAGGCTACAATTGATATGATTGAGTACGAAAGAGCTGACTCTTTATATATCACAACTAGTCCTGATTATAACTTATTCTTACCAACAACAACTGGTACTGACGGATTAATTTACCCTCAAGAAGCTGTTGACAACTTGGAAGAAACAGGGATTGACTCAAACTATACCGCAACATATTACCCTTGGGTATTAACAAGAGATAGTGTAAACAATACACAAATCTACATTCCAGCAACGGCTGAAGTTACAAGAAACTTGGCACTTACTGACAACATCGCATTCCCTTGGTTTGCGGCGGCTGGTTACACTCGTGGTTTGGTTAATGCGATTAAAGCTCGTAAGAAGTTGACACAAGAAGATAGAGATACTTTATATCAAGGAAGAATTAACCCAATTGCAACATTCTCTGATGTGGGTACTGTAATTTGGGGTAATAAGACACTTCAAATTAGAGAGTCCGCTCTTGATAGAATCAACGTAAGAAGATTGTTACTACAAGCTCGTAAATTGATTTCTGCGGTGTCTGTAAGATTGTTGTTTGATCAAAATGATGAACAAGTACGTCAAGACTTTTTAAATGCTGTAAACCCAATTTTGGATTCAATTAGAAGAGATAGAGGTTTATATGACTTTAGAGTTACTGTGTCTTCTGATACGGCTGATTTAGATAGAAACCAAATGACAGGTAAAATTTATATCAAACCAACACGTTCACTAGAATTTATAGATATTACATTCTATATCACACCAACTGGTGCATCGTTTGAGGATATTTAATATTAATTTTTTTTAAATGTCAATAGAACCCCCTAAAAAAATTGGGGGTTTTTTTGTATATCTAGAATTTATTTTTAACTTTGTATTTATTAAATGAAATTATGTTACACAAAAAAATTGTAAAAGAAATTGTTGACGAGATGTTGATTGAACAAAAACTACGTATTCTCGTTGAAAAAAATCTTCGTGTTTATATGAAAGATTGGGATGATAATATCCTATTTATGCCAACCAAAATTAAAATGGATTATAATGACAAGGGCAATTGGATACCAGTAGATGTATCTACAGAAGATTTTGCAAGACTTAGAACTCACCCCAATTATAGATTAAGAGATAATAACCCAGAGGAAGCTTTCAGAGACTTCAAAGAATCCGAACCATTTTTTAGAGATATTAAATGGGCTATACAAAGAAAAAGATTTGCCCCAAGTGCTCAAAAATTTAAAGAGGCTTTGTATTATGCCGGACCATTTGCAATAAATACTGCTCGTGGACATAAACCAAGTGATTTAAAGAAAGGTGTTATGTTGTTTATTGATATGACATTCACCAAGAAACAAAAAAAGGAAATGATTAAAAACATTATTAATTCTTTTATAGACGAAAAAAGATTTAATAACTATTTTTTTTCAAAGCTAAATGAATTAGATTATAACCAAATTATAGAATTATATTTAGACGAAAAAGGAGAATATTATTCAGTGTCTTCAGATGAATTTGGTAAAAAGTTTGGTTTAGACGTAAAAGGAAGTGCCGCAAACCCAGAACACGCAAAAAAAGTTGCTATTTTAAATTTTGTTAAAACAATCTGGAGTGATATGGATTATTGGGTTAATAGTGGACACAAAACAATTTCATTTGGTTTTTCAGATGATGATACCAGAAATGTAAAAGCAGCGGTAGAGTTCATTAAAAACGAATTATCTATTCAATACCCAGAAATTCATTTTGTTGTATATGATACATCAGATAATGAAACTAAAAAAATTGTTATAAGTAAAAAGAATTAAAAAATACTTATTAGTTATTATTAATATTAAAATAGAATTAAATATTATTAATTAAGTAACTTATATATAATATATAATTTTAAAAAAAATAAAAGTAAATAGAAAAATTTTCATTAGGTCTATATTTATAATTAAAATAAACAATAATTTAAAATTATAACTATGGCTGATTTATTAATGAAAATGCCTATCCCGTATGAACCAAAAAGACAGAATAGGTTTATCTTACGATTTCCATCTAGTCTAGGTATCAACGAATGGTTTGTTGAAAGCGCTTCTAGACCGTCAATTAAAATTGGTTCAACTGAAATACCCTTTTTAAATACATCAACTTATGTTGCGGGAAGATTTAACTGGGAAGAGATTTCTGTTAAATTTAGAGACCCAATTGGACCTTCAGCTTCTCAAGCCCTTATGGAGTGGGTACGTTTGTGTGCCGAGTCTGTTACTGGTCGTATGGGTTATGCCGCAGGTTACAAAAAGAATGTAGATCTAGAGATGTTAGACCCAACTGGTGTTGTTGTAGAAAAATGGATTTTAGAAGGATGTTTTTTAACTTCTGTAAACTTTGGTTCATTAGCTTACAATCAAGACGCTCTAGCCGACATTACAGGTTCATTAAGAATGGATCGTTGTATCTTGGTGTACTAATTTAGAAACAAAATATTATTTTATATTCAAGTCCCCAAACTTTGGTATTGGGGATTTTTTTGT